TACCCGCCCATTGGATTTGGTTTTGAAAATGTGGATTAGCCATTATGAACTCCTTTGTTTGTATTAATGGAAACCGGTAAACCGGCCCTCATCAAGCTAATTAAATTTATTTAGAAAATGATACTACTAAGGAATTACTTTAGCAACTCAAAGAGACTGCAATTTTTTGATAGTACCAGCAGGAGTTTCATGCAAGATGCCAATGCCGCCGGCATTTTCCCAGGCCACAATGTTTGATTTCTTGTCATCAACCAACACATGTCCAGGTCTTGCAAAAATTGCTTTGTGTTTGCCTTTGAGTGTAGACGTAACCACAACGTGTGGATCTACATATTGTTTGGTCCAGGCGATCTTGTCAGTCACAACCAAAGGTCTGTTGATCTCGCCAGAGCAAGTTAAGATCTCCCAGGGCAAACCAGATTCTTTGACATAGGCCACTAGATCTAACATGCCTGGCATCGGTGGCATATTTCTGAACAAACGCTTGTTGGTGAACTCGATCTTGCGATCGTCATAAGTTTGTTCGCCGTGTAAGGGCCCGTTTAGATAGTCGGGACCCTCAACAGCTGTGACGAAGTCGGCTAAAACTCCGTCCATATCAAGGTATATTTTTTTAATCATGCTATTCCGTTTTTTACCAAACACTTACCATAAATATGGTTGGCATAGTTGTTTAGTTTTTCTTTAATCTCTTCTTGCTCGGCATCTTTTTTTGCCTTTTCTTCGGGGTCCATCATGGTTACGTTTGTTATCTCAACCTTTACAAACTTGTTTACATGTAGAATTGTTTTAGCCTCGCAAATCTTAGCTCTTTGAGCATCGGTCAACTTGGTAACGTCAACATTTTTTTGGAAATGAGCAAGACTTTCTTTGGTGGCCCACTGAGGATCTAATCCGATGGTTTTGATATGTCCATCTTCATTTTCATAAAGAACCTCAATGCCGCTGTAAGTGCTTTTTTTCACAGCGCACCATTTGTCAGTCTTTGGATTCAAAGTCTGATAACAAAGTCTGTCACCTCTTTTTGTAGTTTCGATCCAATACTTTCTTTGGGTTTTTAACTTATATCCCCAGGGATAATCTTCAACAACAACCGCATTATCAGCTGAATCTTTGTTATAAATAATATTTACAATCATTACGCGTCCTCCTTGTAAACATTTAAACAACCAGGGTTTTCCCAGTCGACCTCATAACCATTGTCTTTGCAGACTTTGACAACCTCTGGGTTGATCCAGGGATCTTGGTCGTAGATGTCAAACTCCGGGCAATCATCTGGGTAGTAAATCCCAGCGTCTTTGCCGTCTTCGCAGCTGATCTTGATACCCTCTCCAGGGTGTTGGAAAGCTGTAAAGCCAGCTTTGTTGATTTCTTCGATTATATTTACAGTCATATTTTTCTCCGTTTTTTTATTTTTAATTTCAATTCCCACATACCTATTATGCACAATTATGCACAAAAGTACAACAATTTATACACTTAATTTGTAATTAATTTAGGCCAAAAAAAAGGGCCCTGGAGGGCCCTTAATTTGAAATACTTGAGTTATAAACGGTATTTCTAAACGTTCGAGTTATGCACCTTGTGATCCATATACGCCTCTCCAATCGGAGAAACCAAACGAATATCTTTCACGAGCTTTGTAACGAATGTTTCCAGTTGAGAAGTCTGGTTCCATGGAAGTTTCCATGCCAGTTCTTTGGAACATTTTAAGGCCTTCGCCTTGTGCTGTTACAGAAGTTAAGATGAAGAAAGCATCCGGATCATTTAGATAATGATTAACTGAATAACCGCCAGGAAGAACACCAGTGTTCTTGATAGCGTTTAGGTCATTATCAGATGTTCCTACTCTCTGATTAGAATTTAAAATTCTGTCAGCAACAAATACTAATTGTGGTGGCACGATTAGTTTGTCAGCTTGCACAGAGATTGTTAATCCTTTGTCATCTGTGAAAGTAGAGATGTCAATTAAAGCGTCCTCTAATGAAGTTTCATTAAGGTCGGCCATAGTTGTTGCTCTGTTAGCAGCTGTTCCACCACCAGCAAGTGGGTGAGCAGTGTTAATTAGAGAAACACCATCTCCGCCAGTAAAACTGGATGAGAAAGCGTTGTTCAACACATCCGCACCTTTGATCTCTTTGGTGTTAGCCATAGATTTCGCTAATGCTTTGACGTATCTCTTCCCGAGGCTGTCATATAAATTATCTTCAATTGCCTCTTCTGTAAGAGCGAACGCTAACGCCACTGTGTCGTGGGTATAACGTGCACTGAAACTTTCAGATGCTTGATCGAAGTTTACACTTTGACCCTCAGTTTTCGTAGGCGCAGATCCGAAACCGGTAATTAATACCTCTTCTTCAAATGCGCGACTTGAATCTTCTATAGAGAAGATTTCTTCGTATTCACGATCGTATTCATCATAGTTAAGACCAAATAATGAATTTAGACCTGGTTCTAGCTCTTTAGCTAGCTGAGCTCTTGATATAGCCATTATTTACTCCTTATGCTAAGCCAGCACCTTTTTGTCCCATGATGTGGTTTTGAATCACACATAGTACATTGGTGTTGGATGATGCTACGTCATCGTTATCGGGATCCTGGGAGATGTCAATACACTTGAGCGGTAACGTTGCGGTCGTAGCACCGGTTGTTACGTCTAGCTCTGCATTAGATCTTCCAGACTTAGTGTCGCCTACTGGTGAGCCTTCGGCAACATCAAAGTTACCGAACAGATCCGCTACCGGGAAGGTATCGTCTGCTTGGACTTCAAATATGACGTTTGCGTCATCAATAACGTAAGCAAAAATATCACTAGCAGAAACGCTGCCAGGATAGTAGTTTTTAAAAACTTGCTCGCCTGTGGTTGGGTCAGTGTAACGTACACCATTAAACACTCCGACAATTGGAACGGTTCCAGTCGCGGCGTGTCTTCCTATAACCCCAGCTGTAAGCTGAGTAACCAAGTCTCCTTGGAATATAGGTGTTGTAGCTCCACTTGCAATTCTATAACGTGATTGTCCACCGTTATAGGGTGCTCCACCCATCATACGAACAGGTTTGCATCCAAATGCGCTATCTTTATTAGCCATTTAAAATTCTCCTATTGTTGTGGTTGTTACTTTTTCCCAAAAGTAACGTTAGACTCCCTTTTTGCATCATACTGTACATAGCGACTGTCCCTTCTGGATTCATTAAACGCGTTATTGTCCAATGCCTCCTTGGTTCTAGCCGTTTGAGACTCATAGTAAGCATTACGCTCTTGTTTCGTCTCGACAGGAATCTTTGCTAAAAGTAGTCCATCATTATATACAATGCCAGTATGTCTTCCTTCGTCCAAAGTAGGCAATGCAAATTCTTGTGGTAAATCAGTCCCTCTTACAAGTTCCCAACCTTCTCGCAATCTTTTGCTTACGTTACTTCTGTCCTCCTGGCCCAACATGGATTCTCTTATCCAACGATATTCGTACCCTTCTGGTGGTTCTGGAGTTTCAAGTTTTCTTACTGGCGTCCATGGTTTTCTTCGAGTGTTATTAGCGTGATTCTCGGATTCACGGGATTGTCTGGTAGTGTTGTCTTGTTCTTCGGTCATTTTGCCTCCCTGTTGGCTATTTTTTGTTTTTCTTTAGCAACAGATTTTAACCACGCGTCTTCCGACATATTGTGTGGTTTCAATCCTTTGAGACGCTCAACTTCCGTTTTAGAAAAAGTTACACCGTTCTTTTTGCCTTGTGTTTTTTGTCGTCCTCCGACAGAGGTGGAGGCGACTCTTTGCACAGCGGGTCTACCTTCTGATTGCTCGACACTTTGCCCAGATACTAGATCTGGATAAACTTTTGATACTCGGTTATCAAGCTGCTCATAGTATTCATCTGAGTCTGCCTCATAACCTTCGTTAATTAAATTGTAATGCGTAAAATATGCAAATTGCGATGCCTGCCAATTATCTGGATCAGATTGATCGCCATACCAAGAATTTTTTTCATGCCAGGCTTTTGCCTCTCTGGTTGCTGGCGGTGTTTCTTGATTTTGCTGCACTGCCTGTTGCATTGGCTGTTGCACGGCTTGCGGATTTTGAAAATTTTGTTGCTCGGCTTGGCTTTTTGCTACTTTAAGTTTTTCTTTTTGAATACTTAAATCGCTTTTAAGCGTATCAGCTTTGCTTATCAATTCAGCGTCACCAGCTTGTATAGCTTTCTTATACAAGTCATCTGCTTGGTTTTGCTTGGCCACAAGTGCCTCTTCTTCTTTAACAAGCAACTGATCTCTAGTCTGTTGTTGCACTTGATACATGCTCGCTGTTTCCATTTCTTTCTGGGCCAGCATTTGTTCAAGTCTTGCAGCTTTTTCTTCTGCCATTCTATTTCTTTCGTTGAGCTTGTTGATTCTTTTAGAAACGCCTTTCGTATAATTTTCTAATTCATCATCTGAGGAAACAGATTGTCCTGTTTGCTCGTCAACTTGATCTACTACCTGTACCTCTAGCTCTTCAACCTCTGGCTGAATTGTTTGAGTGTTTTCTTGTTCATTCATTATAAACTCACTATGTCATCTGGATCGAGTATGGTGGCAATCACTTCATCATCATTGATGATGCGAACCTCTGCACCTTCCTCCAATTTAAACCTAGAGCCAGAGTAACGCCCTATTAAAACCCATTGTTTTTCTTGACACCAGGGTTTTTCTCCATACCTTGACTTATCG